AGAAAATTTTATCGCTACCCTGTATAGCCTAGAGAGAAAAAAATGACATGTTCGGAAGAAGAACTACATTATAATGATGTTGGAACTGTGTTTTTAGTAACCATGAACGATTGTGTTTCTGGGACTTCTACCGTTCTAGACATATCGTCGGCTTCTTCTTTACAGCTTATTTTGAAATCGCCTTCTGGAGCTTCATCAACAAAAAATGCGGTTCTGGATTCAGACGGAACTGATGGAAAAATGAAATATACCAGCGTAGAGGGAGATCTAAACGAAATAGGAACTTGGAGAATTCAGGCAAAAGTAGAAATTGGCGGTGGAGTTTTTAGATCAAATGTAGATACGTTCAAAGTATACGAAAACCTATAGGGTAATAATATGTCGTGGCAAGTAGATATGGTTTTAATGTTTAGGTCGGTGATAGGCGACTTAGATGGAACAAAGTATACAGACGAAAGATTAAAACAGGTTTTGGTTGTTGGGGCGTACAACGTGCAAAACGATGCAGATTTTCCGAATACCTATACAGTCAACGTGGGCGGCGTTTCTATTTCGCCAGATCCTATAATTCAAAAGGATACAGATTTCGCAATATTGACGGTTTATAAGAGCGCCTGTATACTAATAGGAAGCGAAGCAAAAACAGAATCCGCGAACGCTATCTCTATTAAAGATGGTCCATCAGCAATTGACCTTAGAGGTGTGAGTAATAGTCTTATGTTATTGCACAAAGATATCTGCTCTAAGTATGAAGAAATATTAAACAAATACAGATACGAGTCTGGCAACGGTGATGGAACCTCTGTTGGCGCTGCCATTCTTAGTCCATACAGTCCCGGTGGATGGGGTGTAAGTCAAAACCGTTATGATATCGGCGGATACTTTAATTAAAATTTTGGAGAAAAAATAAATGACTACGCAAAAGATAGTTTCTGGTAACGGTTTTAACGAGGGTGGTGCCGTTATAAGCAGTACTGGTTCTGGCGCTTTCGCCTCACTTTCGAGCGATGCTCTGGTAAGATCGAACCTCCCTCAAGACTATAGTATGTACGGCATTGTTGAGCACGCCGTTATTTCGGCTGGTGCGGTAACGCAGCTCTTACGTGCAGGAGTGCCCGGACGACAAATCGAAGTAATGAGCTATGCTTTTGTTTGCGACGACACCACGTTGGTAACATTTAAATCTGGCACTACGGCGATATCTGGCAGCTTCGCTATTGCTACAAATGGTGGTATTTCATCGCCAGCAACAGATAATGAGGCCATCATGACTACTGCCGTTGGTGAGGATCTTAATATTACTAATACCGTTGGAAATATTGCTGGACATATAACATATAGGATTGTCTAATGGCGATTAATATCCCAAGTAGTGTTTTTAATACTTATAACGAAGCAGTTTTGTTGTTTACAAGAACCGCTAAGTTAGTATATCCAGAGAAAAAAGAAGCCTGTCCTAATTGTTATCTTGATACTATGGGTACAAGAACTAGGTCTGTCAGCAAGTATAAAACTGGTGGACCAATTCCTTTTGAGAGAGGTATGCCTTGTCCTTATTGTGGAGGCAAGGGTTATAAAGCAATAGAGGCTACCGACGAAATTACTCTTAGGATTTATTGGGATAGAAGGTCTTTTGTTAAGGTTGCTGAGAATATAGATATTCCTAATGGCGCTATTCAAACAATAGCCTATATGACAGACCTTGACAAAATAAACAAGTGTAAGTATTTAATTCCTATATATGACGGAATAGAGAATTATGACACTGGTAGATTTGAGAAAAATGGCCCATCGTACCCGCAGGGCTTTAAGCAGAACGATACTAAGTATGTTGTTACATTCTGGAACAGAGCTAATCAATGAAAATACTGAAAAACAATAGACAAGTAGAGAAGCTTATGCTAGAAGCTTTAGCTAGAGAGGGTCGATACGCACTGAAAAACGCTTCTAGAAGACTTAAAAGAAAAATTAAAAATATTGTTTATGATGCTATTAATGATTGTCCTGAAATAGAAGAGCTTTCTAGATACGATGGTAAATTAAGGTTAGATTTTGGCTTAACCAGCGATCCGACTCCAGAAATAATTAATGGCATAGTGGATTCTGTATTTGTTGAAGTTAGAAGAATGACTGCCGTTGGCAACAGGTTGCGCGGTGGTATAACTATAGGGGTTCAGCCTGTCACGGCGTATAATTTATTTAGTATACCGGAAGCCGAACAGGAAATAGAAAGCGGCGGCTATATTCCTTGGTTGCAGTGGCTCCTTTTTGAAGGCGATAAAGTTATAATTCAAGATTATGGTGTTGAGTACAAAATAGGCGTTGGTAGAACTGGTCAAGCTAGAATGATTGAAGAAGCTCCTCCTTTTAGAGTTGACCCAAGATACTCTGGTACTATCGAGTCGAACTTTATAACAAGAGCGCTTTACCCTTTTATACCTGCTATAAATCAAACAATTAAACAGGAGTTTACAAGATGACAGGAGGGCCACACACAAAACTTAGCAGTATAAGTAACGCTCAAGACGCAACACTCTCTAATATATTGTTGGACAACTTTATATCTTTTTATGATTGGGGTCTTCTTGATAAGGGTTCTTTTTACAACATAAGAATTCCTCAGTCTGGTATTTATGGTGGTGATAGACATATACTTAGATCTGTTCAAGATCCAAACTATTCAGACGGATCAGTTTGGGAGGGGTATAGAAAAAATTGGGTTTGGGAAAGCGGTATTGACGGAACTACAGAGCAGCCAATAAGCATATCTGGTGTCTATGTAGATGGTGATTTTTTAGCTCTTGATGATGTAACGAATCCTTATTATATTGATTATCCAAACGGTAAGGTTGTTTTTGAGTCTCCCATTTCTACTTCTAGCGAAGTCAAGTTGGAATATAGTCATAAGTGGGTAGAAGTGGTTCCCGCCGAAGGTGTTCCTTGGTTTAGAAAAATTCAACAGAGATCGTTTAGAACTGAAGAAGATTTTCACGTAGCTTCTTCTGGCGGCTGGGCGTCTCTCGGTCAAACCAGAGTGCAGCTGCCGTGCATCGCCATAGAGGTCATTCCCCCAAGAAGGCTAGAGGGTTATCAACTCGGTGGAGGGCAGTGGGTCAACAATGAGGTTGTATTTAATATTGTAGCAGAAAATCATTGGGAATGTACTAATTTGATGGATACAATTGTTTACCAAAACGACAGAACAATTCATTTATATGAGCCTACTCAGGTTGCAATTTCAGGTGTTTCTCCATTCAATTACAGAAATGAGTTGAGAGATGGGGCAGTACCTAGCGGTCTTTATCCTAATTTAATAGAGAACTTCTATTATAGAAAATGTTGGATAAACAATTCTAGCGCGCAGGAGATTACTCAGCTTTCTCCAGACCTTTATATAGGTGCTGTGAGATGTTCAACCCAAGTAAAAGCCATATAAGTTAAAATTTTGTGTATTATATAACGGATCTTTACCAGAGATTTTTTTAGGAGATAACAATGGCTACTCAGCAAAGAATTTTTTATGCGTGTCAGGCTGTCGCTATTGCTGATCATGGGGCATCCTCGCTCAGTAATAACGAAGTCGTACACGGTATGCAGAGCGTTGGTATGTCTAGTACCTTCTCTCTTGAACAGGTTTTTGAGTTAGGTCAAATCGAAATTTATGAAAACATCGAGAATGTTGCCGACCTAGAGGTTACTATGGAAAAAGTGATCGACGGCTATAAATTGCTTTATGACCATGTTACACGGGGTGCATGTAAAACCGACCTTGTTGCGGCATCAAAGACCAGATCAGACATTTATGTTGCCGTTTTTGATGACGGTTTAAGTCAAGCAACAGGTATTCCAAGAAATGTTTGTTACAATTCTGGAACCTATATCAGCTCTGTTTCGTATAACTACAGCGTTGATGGAAGTGCTACAGAATCTGTTACCTGTGTCGGTAACGATAGATTCTGGAATAGTACAACCGCTGGCGTTATAGCTGACGCACCAGCAGATGTCTGGAATTCCAACATTGTTGGTGGTGGCTCTGCTCCAATTGATGGCAGTGACGCTCCCAAGTCTGGTGTTGTCAGAAGGGTTAATGTCGATATTGAGGGCATGGACGCAGCTGGCGGGCTTCCGCTAGAGGTTAAGTCTCAGGTTGGAGATGACCCAGTTGGTCTTGGTGGAAGTTTCCACGTCCAAAGTATTTCTGTTTCAACCGACTTCGGTCAAGAGTCGATTCAGGAATTGGGTCGATTTGGGCCATATACTAGATACGCTAGTTTCCCAATTGAGGTGACTTGTGATTTTGAAGTTATGGCAACCAATGGAGACTTGGTGAATGTTTCTGGAAACGCTCCAAACCTTCAGGACCGTACAATTATCATTAAAGATACTGCCGGTACTGTAATTAATCTTGGAGCCAAGAATAAGCTTTCGAGCGTTAGTTATTCTGGTGGGGACACTGGTGGCGGAAATGCAACCATTACCTACTCGTACAGTAACTTTAACGAGCTAACAGTTGATGGTGGATCTTTGTAAGATTTACCTAGAGTAAGATTAACGGAATTAGGATGGATCAGGTTAAGATTAATAAATTATTATACAGAATAATACAGGGTCGGTTGCGTATTCCGCGATTCGATCCTGTTCTGTATATATATGAGCCTTCTGTCGATATACTAGAGGAGTCTTATGAAATTTATAATCAAGTCTATGAGGAGTCTTACTTTAAAGGATTGTATATAAAAAAAGAACTTAAAGAGGTGCTTTTTGAAAATGATTTGTGGTCGCCCCTAGATGATAGAGAGGCTGAAAAGGTTAAAGATCAGATTGACGACTTAAAAGTTGAAGCTTTTCAAAATAACCTAAATGTAAAAAAGCTTTCAGGAATAAAGGCAAATATAAGATACATGGAAAGAACCTATGAAAAGCTAAAGGGTAAATTCTCGCAATTAGATCATATATCGTGCGAGGGCGCGGCAGAATTTTCAAGATCTATTTGGGTAATTTCTAAAACAATACTAGACAAGGATCGCAAGCCACAGAAAAACCCGCAATACTCCCTTTATTCTCTGCTGTCATTTTATAATTCTAATTTAATATCTGTAGATTATTTACGAGCTATAGCTAGGTCGGATTCCTTTAGACCTATGTGGTCATTGGCAAAAAAGGGCAATAGTTTATTTGGTGATTGTTCTTATGCTTTAACGAGGGATCAATCTGCATTATGTAGTTTTTCTTCTATGTATGATAATGTTTATGAAAGTCCAGAACGTCCTTCCGAAAAAGTTATTAAGGATGACGATTGTCTTGATGGTTGGTTTATACATGAAAACAGAAAGCATGAATCGGAAAAGAAGAAGAAGCAGCTTGAGTCTATGATTAAAAATCCAAAAATAGCAAACTCTCAAGAGGTATTCCTCATGGCTCAAGATGTCGATACGGCAAAAAATATTGGCGACATGAATACGACTCACGCAAAAAATATTGTTAAGGCAAGAAATAATCAGATAGATAGCGATGGAATTGTAAAAACGACAGACCTCGCAGATATTAAGCAAGATATACTGATGCAATCTAGACAAGAATCAGTAAGACACATAAAAGGAAAATAATATGGATAATGATTTTTTAAAAAGATCTCTGGATTACAAACAAGCTAGAGAAGATAGATATAAAGAAGTTGCTCATAATGAACTTTATCAAAAGTCAGTTAAGAGAATACAGACAACTATGATTGGATCTTTATCTACTCTTGAAGAGCATTTTGGCTTTTTATGGGGGTTTGGGCAGCCAGAACAAGAGATAACAGAAGAGCAAAAATACATGAAGTCTATATACGAAAAAGCTAGATCAAAAATCTTAGACAGGGGGAATTCTCAGATGGATTCCTTAGAGTCTGATTTTGTCAAATATGAAATAACAAGAAAGAAGTTTTATATCAATTTACCTATCAAGAAGTCAGGAGAAGATAATGACGGATAAGAATGATAACATCGTGGTTGGATTGGACAACGACGGAAACGAAGTTAAAGTTTTGGTCAAAATTCCCGGAGCATCTGAATTTAAAGAGTCTCAAGTGGCTTATAATAAAGCGTTTAGAGAGGCTCTAGACTCAGGCGCTTTACTTAGACAGAGACTAACAGAATACATGACTAAGCAAGGATTGTGGGATGAGGACAAACAAAAACAATATGACAAAAAAATGGATGAGATTTCTGGCATGGAAGATTCTCTGAAGGGTGGTGGTATTAGGCTAACAGAGGCCAAAAACATAGCCGTTCAACTAAGAGTTAAACGAGCAGAGTTTAGAGATCTTATCGCAGAAAGAAATGCTTTAGACGCAGCCTCCGCAGAGGGGCAGGCTGATAACGCAAGATTTGCAGCACTGGTTCGTCTTTGCGCTTTGAATCCAGATAGTAATACTAGATATTTTCAAAATGAGAAAGATTATGAAGCTCAATCTACCCAGCCTTGGGTTGTTGCTGCGGCTGAAAAGCTGGGTAATCTTCTTTATGGCTTAGATCCAGAATATGAAAATAATTTAGTTGAGAATAAATTTCTTAAAGAGTTTGATTTTGTTAATGATGATTTAGTCTTTGTTAACGAGGATGGTCACACTATTGATTCCGAGGGCAGGCTTACCAATAAAGAGGGTAGGTTTGTTGCTTATAAGAATGATGCAGACTATAAAGATCGTAAAAATGCGTTCTATGTCAATAAAGATGGTGAGGAAGTAGTAGAGGTTGACGGAGAATGGGTTAAGGTATCTATTGCTGAACGCAAGCCATTTTTGGACGATTCAGACAACCCAATCATCAAGGAAGAGGCTTCTGCAAAAGAAGAGTCTAAGCCAGCTGCAAAAACTAGAAAAACTAAAGCTACAAAAAAGGACACTACTACAACTTAAATGTGTATAGGTTTTTGTGAGTGGTAAGGGGGGAGTTGCTCCCCCCTATTTTCTAGACTGGAGAAAAGATGGCACAACAATTCAACTTAACAGCGCAGTTACAACTTCAGGCACCGACTAATGCAAATCAGGTAATTAATCAAATCCGTAGGCAGTTAAAACCTATTGGAGTTAGTGTTAAGATCCAAAACGCAAAGAATTTATCTCAGGCCAATAAATCATTACAATCTTTAAACAAAAACGCTCAAGCTTCTAAAAGGTCCGTTAATGATTTAAATAGAACGCTTCAAGAGTCTGCTAGAAGATTTAGCGTTATTACACTTGCTACTGGCAGTTTATTGGCATTAGCTAACGGTTTTAAAAATGCTGTAAAGGGTGCTGTTGAGTTTGAGAGGGAGGTCATCAAGATATCTCAAGTTACCGGAAGGAGCATTTCTGGTTTACAGGGATTGACGAAAGAGGTGACTAGGCTTTCTACATCTCTTGGGGCATCTTCGTCAGACCTTCTCGCCGTATCTAAAACCTTGTCTCAAGCCGGTTTTGCGGCAACGGATACAAAAAGAGCTTTGGATATTCTTGCTAAGACTACTCTTGGTTCTACTTTTGATAATGTTCAGCAAACAACGGAAGGCGCTATTGCGCTTTTAAGACAGTTTACTGCTGAAGCTCAAAGATCTGGCGGTAATATTAGATTTTTAGAAAAATCTATAGATGCTGTTAACTCTGTTTCTAAGAATTTTGCTGTTGAATCTGGAGACCTTATTACTGCTATCCGTCGTGTTGGTGGTGTTTTCTCGGCTGCTGGCGGTAGTGTTAATGAGCTTATTGCGCTGTTCACTAGTGTTCGTGCCACGACTCGTGAAAGCGCTGAAACTATTGCTACTGGTCTGCGTACAATTTTCACACGTATTCAAAGAGCGGAAACTATAGACCAGCTTAGATCTTTGAATATAGAGCTTGCAGATAGTCAGGGTAATTTTGTTGGAGCTTTCAAGGCTATAGAAAGACTGTCTAAAGGTCTTGCTGGATTAGATCCCAGAAGCGGCACGTTCAGCCAGATAGTTGAAGAGCTTGGTGGATTCCGTCAGGTCGGTAAGGTGATTCCACTTATTCAGCAATTTGCTACAGCTCAACAGGCTTTGAATGTAGCTCAGGGCGCTAGTGGGTCTGTTACAAGAGATGCTATTTTAGCACAAAAGGGTCTAGGGGTTCAGGTCGCAAAGGTTAGAGAGCAGTTCGATGCTCTTATTCGTAAGTTTTCAGATAGCTCTACTTTTAATACTATTGCTACTGGAGCATTGAGGTTAGCGGAGGCTTTCATAAAAATCGCAGACTCTTTGGAGAGACTTTTACCTTTAATTGCTGGTCTTTCGTTTGCAAAGCTCGGCAGAGGGTTGGCTCCTGCGCTTGGTGGAGTGTTGGGTGTTGGAAGAAGGGGTGGTTCTGCCGGTAATGTATCTAAATTTGCCAGCGGTGGACTTGTTCCCGGATCAGGAAATCGTGATACTGTTCCGGCAATGCTTACTCCGGGTGAGTTTGTTATTCGTAAGAGTAGTGTTAATAAGCTTGGCGCTGGTACTCTTGCGGCAATGAATCAAAACAGATATGCTAATGGTGGTATAGCTGATCTACGAAATAAACCAGCTAAGACAAGGTTTATTAATAATAAAAAACAAATTGTTGGCATGGGTCAAGATACATATTATATGCCAGATAGCAGAGATCGCGGTGTAGAGATTAGTCGGCAGTCCTATCAAAAGCTTCGCGGCGGTGGTAGGGGCTGGGAGGAGTGGCTGACCAAA